AAGTCCTTCGTATGGTATGGAATCATATGTTACAGGAGGTAATATGCCAGCTTCAACTAAAAAAGCAGGTGTAATAAATGCAATATTAGAAAAGTTACCAACAATGAATTTACCTAAAACAATGCAAACAGATTTTACAGGTACACGTCTAGATTCTGTGGTATCTCCTATAGCAACTGGTATGAGAAGTTCTTTAAATAATGCATTAGGATTTTTTAGAGATGACGTAAATAAAGGCATTGACATTTTATCAAATGAATAAAACAAAACAATTTAAAATAGAAACACCTGCATTGACTGTCGAATCAGATACAGATAGTCCA